CGCATCAGCCCCGACACCGCACGCCGCATGGCGTCGTACTTCGCTCGCCACCAAGTGGACAAGAAGGGGCAGGGCTTTCAGCCTGGCGAAGACGGCTTCCCGAGTGCGGGACGTATAGCGTGGGCGCTGTGGGGTGGCGACCCCGGACAAGCATGGGCAAACAAACTCACTAGGCAGATGGATGCCGCAGACAACGAAGGCCGAGCAATGACCACTGAGATGGAACGCCGCTGCGTTGCTCTTCCGTTGACGCTGGAAACCCGAGAGGCTGGCAAGGCGTACATCGGCGGATATGCCGCCAAATACAACGTCCGCTCGACAATGCTGGGGACGTTTCGGGAGCAGATCCTGCCTGGGGCTTTTACTCGTGCCTTGAAGGAGCAGTCTCACCCCGTCGTGGCGTTGTGGAATCACGACCCCAACTACGTGCTCGGCTCAACCCGCAGCGGCACGCTTCAGGTGGACACCGACGACGAGGGCATGCGGTATTCCGTGGAAGTCCCCGACACGCAGCTGGGGCGGGATCTCTCTACGCTGATTTCTCGTGGTGACGTTTGGGGCTCGAGCTTCGCCTTCGTCATCGGCGAGGAGTCGTGGGATAAGGACGAGGACGGCACCGCGCTTCGCAGCGTGATTTCCGTGGAAGGCGTCTATGACGTTTCGCCAGTTCTGACGCCTGCCTACGAGCAGGCCACAACGGGCGTGGCGGTTCGGAGCTATGAGCGGTTCCTACAATCGCACCGACCGGCGCTGAAGCTGCCGGATCTTCGACGGGATGCGAAGACCGAGACTGCGATCCGTCGGTTTCTGAGGCAGCATGGCCGTAAAGTCCGGTGATTCGTGCTCCTGCTGCAAGCGGGCACGCCTTGGCGTAGTGCGTTCGTGCGCTGCTGGCCAGTACCAGATCCGCTACCTGAAGTGCCCCAAGTGCGGCGCTCGGGAACGTAGCGTCGTGGCTGCGGACAACATTCGGCGGCGCGGCGTCGTTTCCTAAGTAGGAAACAACTCGCTCCTGCGTTCTGCAAGGAGTGGCAGGGCCGGCTCTACGGTGCGGATAGGTCACCACCTACCGCACACAGGAGCCACGCACATGGCCGCCAGCCGCGTCAAGGAACTGCTCGACGAACTCGCCTCGACCCTCGCCGAACTCGGCATGCTCGACGAGGCGGGTGCCGCCGAAGAGTCGGGCGAGAACACCGACGGCACGCCGGCGGATCGCTCGGCCGTCGAGGCTGTCGAGGCCCGGCAGGCGAAGTACGATGAGCTCCTCGCCAAGGCGGAGCGGATCAAGTCGGCCATCGCCAAGGCCGAGCAGGCCGAGGCCCGCAAGGCCGAGCTGCTCAAGACTCTGCACCGGGCGGCCCCGGCCGTCGAGGTCTCCAAGCCCCGTATCGAAGCCGTCAGCGCCCGTGGCTACAAGCCCGGCGTGTTTGAGTCGCCCGAGGTGGCTCACCGCTGCGGTCAGTGGCTCAAGGCCCACTTCGGTGATCGTCAGGCCCGCCAGTGGTGCTCGGATCACCTCGGTGCCGAGTACCGGGACATGGGCGGCCAGGTGAACAGCCTCGGCGGTGCCCTGGTGTTCGAAGACTTCTCCAACACCATCATCCGGCTCGTCGAGAAGTTCGGCGTGGCGATGAACGTGTTCCAGAACGTCACCATGTCTTCGGACACCCTGCTGGTGCCCAAGCGTCTGACCGGCGTCACCTCGTACTGGCTGGGTGAAAACTCGACCATCACGACCAGCGACCCGACCGCGACGATGGTGCAGCTGGTGGCCAAGAAGCTGGCGTGTGCCACGAAGGTGTCGAACGAGCTCCTGGCCGACAACGCCATCTCGGTCGCTACGTGGCTGGCCCAAGAGTATGCAACGTCGCTCAGTGGCGCGATCGATGATGCGGCCTTTAACGGGAACGGCGCGAGTTCTTACGGTGGCATCCGTGGCCTCGCCCAGATCGACGACGGCACGCACACCGCTTCCGTGCACTCTGCGGCCAGCGGCAACACCAGCGTTGCGGCCCTCGACATCGACGACTACCTCGGTGCCCTCGCCAAGCTGCCACGGTACGCCATCGGCACCTCGGCGTGGTACATGCACCCCAGCGTGTACCACAACTCGGTGCAGCGGATGATGCTGTCGAGCGGCACTGCCGGCTCGGGCACCATCGGTGCTCTGGCTGGTGGCAACACGGCGGCGAACCTCGCCCAGGGCACGCCCAACACCTTCCTCGGCCTCCCGGTCGTCTGGGTGCTGAAGATGACGGCGGCCCCGACCACGGGCACCATCGCTGCCTACGTCGGCGACCTGTCGCTGGCCGGCATCATGGGCATCAAGTCCGACATGCAGGTGGCGTCCAGCCAGGATCGCTACTTCGAGCAGGACGCCACAGTTTTCAGGGCCGTTCAGCGCATGGACATCAACGTGCACTCGCTCGGCTCGACCACCGAAGCCGGCCCGGTCGTGGCTCTCAAGCTGGCCTGAACCTGACACCATCCCCGGAGAACCTTGATCCATGAACCACGCATCGGGCAACAAGAGCGTCACCAAGGCGGCGTCGAGCGTTGCGGCTTCGGCCACGCACTCGCACGAAATCGACACGCTCGGCTTTAAGTACGCCAGCATCGACGTGATCTATTCGCCGTTCACGGCGGCCACCACGTCCTACGCCAGCGTGCTGAAGGTGCAGGAGTCGGACGCCAGCGGCTCGGGCCAGGCGGACGTGACCGGCCTGTCGATCACGGCGGGGGCGGGCAGCACGACCGGCGCGAACGTCGGGGCCGTCGCCCGGTTCAACGTCGATCTGCGTGGCCGCAAGCGGTACCTCACCGTCGTGACCAGCCCCGGCAACACCGTGGCCGTGACCACCTCGGCCAGGCTCAGCAAGGGCGAGAGCCACGCCGTCACGGCGACCGAGTCGGGCGTCAACAACGTCGCCAGCCTCTGACGCTTGACACGACTGCGACAACGCCCAAAGCGGGCGGCTGGGTTCGCCCGGCCGCCCGTTGGCGTTTACACAGGAGCCTGCCTTGAAAGTCCGCGTCGGCCAGGTTGAGCACGATCTGCGAGTCGAGGCCGCTTTCAGCGTCCCCCGGCTCGGCTTTCAGGACAACTTCTTCTGCACCATGCAGAGCCTGCTGCCGCTCGGCATCCGGCCTACCAAATACACTGGTGCGTTTTTTGAGCAATGTTTGGATCGTGTCCTATGTGACATGATTGATCGCACCGATTGGATTCTGACAATTGACTACGACAGCGTCTTTGAGGCCGACACGATCCAGCGGCTGATGACGGCTGCCATGGTGAGCGGGTTTGACGCCGTGGCCCCGCTGCAGACGAAGCGGGACGAAGGTGTGCCGATGTTCACGCCCGAGGGCCATGGCGGCACCATCGGCATGGTGCAGTTGCCCAATACGTGGTTCGAGGCCGTGGTGCAGCCCGTGGACACCGCGCACTTCGGCTGCACGCTCATCCGCTCGGCGGCACTCAAGCGGACGCCGGCCCCGTGGTTCCTCGGCACGCCACGCCCGGACGGGCACTGGGGCGACGCCCCGGCCGGCGAGCAGAGCCGCACGGATCCCGACATTCACTTCTGGCGGCAGTTCAAGGCCGGCGGCAACACGCTGGGCATTGCCCCGCAGGTGGCCATCGGCCACGCCGAGCTCAAGTTCACGTGGCCTGGCCGGGATCTGAAACCCGTCTATCAGTCGCCGTCGAACTATTGGAACCAAGGCGGACGCAGGCCCGCCGAGGCGTGGGGAAGCATCGAGCACGGAGAGGCCAGCGTATGAAGCCAGACCAGATGCAGATTCGTTTCATCCGGCCCTATCAGGCGTACAGGCGAAACGACGTGGTCACTATGGACAAGGGGCCGGCCAAGAGCCTTGTGCTACACGGCTACGCCCTGGAGCACGTCGAGGAGCAGCAGCTGCTCGAGGTGGCCGCCGTCGAGCGGCGTGACGTGGAAACGGCCGACGCACCCAGACGGAGGAAGCGGCGATGAGGTATCGCAGTCTCGTTCGTGCCACCGAGCCCGCCAGCAATCCCGTCACGCTGGCCGAGGCCAAGTTGCACTTGCGTATCGACAACACCGACGATGATGCCCTGATCAGTAATCTTTTGACGGCGGCCACGCGCTGGGCCGAGGATTACTGCGACCGGACGTTTTGCCACACGCAGTGGCAGATGCGAGTGGACTCGTTCTACGGGGCCATCGGCTCGCCGGTGCAGTTCGGGCTCAAGGCCGACGGCAACAACATCGAAGGCCGCCAAGGCACCGTGCCGCAGTTGGACTTGGAGTTGCCAAGGCCGCCGATGGTGCAGGCCGGCACCGCCACGAGCGTCACGATCACATACACGCCAGCCGTGAGCGGCACCACCGCAACGCTGGACGCCACGACGTACCGTGTTGACCGGCAGGCCACGCCGGGCGTCTGCCGCCCGCTGTACGGCCAGACGTGGCCAACGCACCTTGTGGACCAGAACAGCGTCACCGTCACTTGGTGGGCAGGGTACTCGGCGGACGGCACGAGCGTGCCCGCGACTGTGAAATCGGCTGTTCTCATGATTGTGTCGCACCTCTGGAGCAATCGTGACGCAGCCCAAGAGGCGGCGCTGTCTGAGGTGCCGTTTGGCGTGAAGGCGTTGCTAGACACCGTGCGTTGGGGGAGCTACCGCTGATGGCACTCTCGCCTGGCGAAATGTGGACACGAGTAACGATTGAGCAGGCCGCCACCACCCAGAATCAGGTGGGCGAGACAGTGCTTGCGTGGTCTACGTTCGCCACGGTGTGGGCGTCGGTGGAATCATTGTCGGCTCGAGAAACAGAGCGGTTCGCCGAGACTGTGGGATTCATGACGCATCGGGTAAAGATTCGCTACCTAAGCGGGCTCACGGGGGCCATGCGAATCGTCTATCGAAACCGTGTGCTGGAGATTGGCCAGATTTTGGAACGAGATCGGCTTTGGCATCAAGAGATCATCTGTACGGAAAAGAGGGCTGACGGATGAGCCTACCCGAGGCACCAGAAGCGTTTCTGTATCAGCGGCTGACAAGCCAGACGGCCGTGTCGTCGCTCATCGGGCAGCGTGTATTTCCCCTGATCGCACCCACCGGCACTCCGCTGCCGCTTGTGGTTTTTCAGCGAACTGGCGTGGAGCGTCCGCAGTCACTTACGGGCAACGTCGGCAATCCAGTGGTAACGCTGCAACTGACCACGTACGGCACCTCCTACACGTCAGTGAAGGCGATTGCTCGAGCCGTCCGCCTGGCGGTGGATGGCTGGACCGGCACCACGGCCGGCGTGACGATCCAGCG